TATGGGTGCATTTGATGATTTGATCATGAATTGCACCCATAATGTCTTCTGCTTCAACATCGGATACAATGAAATCGAAGTGGATCATGTTGCAGCATCCAGGAAGTGTTTGATGTCATACTCCAGCTCGCAAGCAGTATTGGTAACCGATTGCAGGAGACAAGCCTCATCGGGCTTGTGTGCTTGCAGGAAGATGTAGGCAGTATTCAAGTCGCGATAGATACACATCATATCAGCCGAACACTTGTCAAGATTTTCCTGCACAGGATTGTCGTAGACCTCGCTACGAATCCTGAATGCACGCTCACGAATATCGCCGTAGAAACCTGCTTCCTGGTCGCGTCCCGCATTAGAAAGCATAACCATGTAGGCATACACGCCAGCACCAACCTCGGTAATGATGCTCTGCAAGCCGCGCATGGGCGTGAGCTTACCGCGCTTGAGTGCCATGTAGTCGTCGTGGTTCATAGTGTCTTTCGTTTGGTTCGGGATTACAATAGGCCGACACCGTTACGAACTAAATATAGCATGTCGCAACGCAAATGGTCAAACAATGCCAGTAAGGAAAATGGTAAACTCGGTGGAGAAGTTATGCGCCAGAGACGAATGGCCGAATATGCTGCTAATCCGAAATTCTGTTGTGGATGTGGTATAAAAATAGAATGGGGGAAACAACACAATTTCTATTGTTCCAGATCTTGCAGTGCAAAGCACACGAATGCGAAGAAAGATTATTCAAAGATAAGAACTGGACCGGTACCTAAACCAAAATCACCTAAGGCACCATTTTCCACTCTATATAAATGTGTCTGTAAACATTGTGGATATTCTTGGAGAGATCGGACTGCAAAGAAAATATGCGAAAATCACGAAACACTATATAGTCACGAGGGGCGCGCCAAATTTTGGTTTACATTCACTTTATCGGATTATCCAGATCTTTTTGATGGAACTCTTATTCGGAAACACGGAATGAGGAGTAAAGATAATCCAGGTGGTGTGACAAGAGATCACAGGGTGAGTGTCAACGAAGCTATCATAAATGGGTATGATCCATATTACATAAAACATCCGTTGAACTGTGAACTTATGCTTTTCAGCGAGAATGCCAAAAAACATACCAAAAGCTCTATTACCTACGAAGAACTTGTGGCAAAGGTAAAAGAATATGATATGGTGCGCCGGGTGGGGCTCGAACCCACGACCCGCGACTTATGAGGTCGACGCTCTAACCGACTGAGCTACCGGCACTTATCACACCATGAGCTAAGGGCCCTGTGTTCTTATAGGAGCATGAAGAGTAGGCCAGCGACAACCAGGTACACCGGGATCGACCAGAGGAGCAATGCGCCCCAGCCGTTTTCGTAGTTGCCGGTACGCTGCACGCCCAGCCAGCCAATGAAGGCAGCAAGGATTGAAATGACAAGGCCGATCAGAAAGGTCATGTTTGTTTCTCCGGTGTGGGTAGCTTGGTTTCTCGCGATACATACCAATCAAGCAACTTGGCACGGACCTGGTCGGCAACACTGCCGAAGGAAGGATCGTAGGCAAACCGCAGCGGGGAATCCGACCACGCGCCGCGCCTCATGAAAGCATGAACAGCAGCCCGATGTGCTTTCTTGGCAGGATCGAACTCAATGATTTCTTGACGCTTGAGTAACATTTTTAGTCCTTGTCTTTCATTTCAAAATGAAGTTCAGTATGGCAGTTCCTACATACAAGTATACACTTGTTTAGTTCAGCGCGCAAGGTATCAATCCTAAGTCCGCGTCGTTCGCCTAAGTGGAACTCCTTAATCGATGGATCGGTATGGTGAAACTCTAAAGCATCTAAACAAGTATTATACCCACACCTGGAACATTTTCCACCGTATTCCAGTTTGATATCTTTTATCTTATCCTTGCCTGTTTGTGCTGTTCTTTTATTCCAGCAAGCCTTGCATTGATACCTTGCGGTCTTATAAAAGTTTTCTTCGCCTGTTGTCGAGCATGTCCTGCACTGATATTTCATCTAACCTCCTCGGTTAGATTACTTATCTCTATTCGTATGGTCCGGCGTAGAGGAATCGAACCTCTATTGACGGCTTAGAAGGCCGCTGTATTGTCCGTTATACTAACGCCAGGTTGTTAGTGGAAGGCTGACAGGAAGACCGGTGCGTACTGGACAAACCACCATTCGGGGTTGCAGATCACTGCGCCGAACATTTGAAGCAAGACGACTTGAAGTTTTTCCACGGTATCTCCTTGTTGTGTATATTGTAGCAGGGCAAGCGCCTGCTGTCAACTATTTATTAGGCGATCATCCGTTTGAACACACGGGTAGCACGGCGCTTCAGAATCTCGAAACGGCGTCGGCTTTCTTTGTGATCAGCCGCAGACATGGTGTGATAGGCAGGTCCAGCACCGGGTTGGCTGAATGTCTTATCTTCCCACCGTCGAATCTTATCGCGCGCCCAATGGTCGGCAGCGATACCAGGCTTCTGAAACTTCTTGTTGTATCCTTGTACCCTACCATCAACACCTATCCACTCGACCCGCAGTTGAATGATCTTGACAACAGAGACAACCAGATCACGATCTTTCATTCTTTCACCTCGATGTACTTTGCATGGCCGCCCCAGACGCCAATCATCCACTCGTCCATTGGCTCGTTTGAACCGAACTTGTAGGTTTTCCCGCGATTGACGATTCTGTCTGGCCATTCCATACTGTAGGTTAGAAGGCCAGAAACCACCCAAATATAGTCCGAACCCACGCCGTAGATTTGGTAATCACCGGGTTGCATCTTCATTTCAGTTCTTTCTATAGTGCCCGAAGCGTTGCTCTAAATCGTCAATGAGCAGATCTCGTTCGTTAGAATCCCATTCGGCATTTTGGATAGATTCAACCGCGTAAGTGAACGCATCCACTTCTGCCTCCGGTATTGAATACCGGCCGCCGTTATCGTCCCACTTGATGTAACAAACGGGTTTTGTGATTTCTTGTGTTGTCAAATCAATCTCCGCTGTCGATGTCGTAATGCGTGCCGCACTTGGTGCAGGTGTAGATTGTGTAACACCGGCCCGCATTTCTACCGACGAATGTGTGTTTGCACCCAAGATCTGTCCCTGGGTCGATCTTCGTGTAGCCCAGCGCACGGCCACTCATTGTCTGGCCACCACAGTTGCAGCATGCCCGGTGAGTGGCTCCCTTGTTCCAGCTATAGGTAAGTTCCTTCTCGTCAAGCGGAACAACACCGGTGCCTTCACAGACAGGACACTGTTTATATCCTGCTGGAATAGGATACCAGCTTGAATCGTATTTTGGAGGTACTGTGGTCATGCTGTATTTTAGTGTAGACAGGCAGCAACAGCAACAGGTTAGCGGTTGCGCTTCGCCTTTGCTTTCTGCTGGCGGATTACTTTTGCTTCAGCCTTGTTGGGAATGTGCTCTCGCGTTGCCAACACCTCACGGATTTGGTCCAGCGTAATGGTGTGGTAGGGAGCATATTCCAACAAGTCGACCGCATCGTGCTGAAACTTGTGGCAGTCATCCCGTAGATTCATGATCTGCCTGGTGTGCAGGCCGCTGAGGTAGGCAATCGGGTCCCATGCAGGGACAATAACTTCTTCGTTCATTCGCGGAGATAGTCGGCACGGTCCGCGGCCCGTTCGCCGTCCATGTGGCCGCCTGCATCATACAGGCCGCCGGGTGTCGGATTACCGTTGGCATCGTACCAGTCTTCGGTGTCTTCGTCGATTTCGTCGTTGTCGATTTTTGCATAGCGCGGATTGGGCATGTCAGTTCTCCAGTGTGTAACCTAACAGTTTCAGCATGGCATCGCACCATGCTCGGGATTCTTGGTCAAACGCATCGTCGCCCTTGTCGCCATAGCACCAATCAAGGTGTTCTTCCCAACGATAGTTGATGTATTCGCCACCGTCTTCATAGGTGCCGCGATTCTCGCGTTGGTAGGCAGGGCGGATGCGAACACGCGGGGTCTTCTCGATGAGTGCAACACGGGAACGAACATCGTCGGGATCTGCGCCGACAAGATGCCGCGCAGCAGCATATCCGTCGACGATAACCCAGGGACCAACTTGTTTGTACATGCCTACATTTTAGCAGGCCTGCAATAGCTGTCAACTGGACGCAGGCTGACTATATAGTATGTCGATCGGTTGAACGAAAAAGAGTTTTACCAAGACCATTGCCCTTGCTGTCGCCTATATGCAACAAAGATCTTACAGGGTGAAGACCGACCAAGGCCAAGATCAATGTGTTGCGGGCCAGCAACAGGAGGAAGATAAGTAATAACTACATATCGGGAATTTTATGGAAGATAAAAGAAGGCAACCACGAACGCAGGAACACAAGGAAAAAATTAGCAATTCACTGAAGGAAGCCAGGCTTGGGCTGAAAAAGCTACCAGATGAGAAAAATAGACTTCGAGCACTAAAGGCCGATTTGAAATCCCGTTATGGATTAGATTACGAAACTTATCTAGAGCTTTTAGAAAGCCACAATAATGTTTGTGGAATATGCAAGAAACCCGAAACTGCTATTTCATCCTACGGAACACCGCGTAGACTTACTGTCGACCATTGTCACGAAACAGGTCGCGTCCGCGGGCTTCTCTGTGATAACTGTAATCGTGGATTAGGACACCTTCAAGATGATGTTTCAATCTTGAAAAGTGCCATTGAATATCTAGGTCAGTAAATGTAACTGGAAGTAACAGTTCGTAAGAACTGTAACGAACTGTAACAAAATTTCTTTGATTTTCGATGAAAATCTTTCGAAAAGTTTCCTAAGATTTTCTCGGTTTGGATGGATGGAAATCTTTACTCGTCGGCAATTTTGGGAGCGAGTTGGGTAGGCGCCGCTGTAAGCGGTTCGTCGTCATCGTAATCATCCACATCGCCGAGGATGCCTTTGCGTGACTTATGGTGCGTATCGCATAGCGTCTTTATCCAGCCGCCGGATCTACGCTCTCCAGGTGCACCACATTCTTCACAGGTGCGATGAGACAATGCTTCGGCAAATTCGATATAGTTGTAGACCTTATCGCTTGCACCACTTACATAGAAACGCAGGCCCCCGAACTTTTCCTTCACATCTTGGATAGTAGGAAGATCTTCCAATGCTTTTGCAAGATTAGCTTCGGCTTCGGGAATAGTCATGGCATATTTTTCGCCCTGATGTTCCATTGCATACTTCAGCTTATAGCGAGCCTGGTTTACATCGTAGGAAATAAAACCACACAATGTATCTACAATACCGATCCAACCATTACCGATTGAGAAGTATTCTAATCCTGCTTTTTGGAATAGGTCAGGATGGCGTTTGGCCAAGTTTTCGTAATTTTGTTCGTCCATAAAATAGTTTAGCTGAGACATTTTGGAAAGTCAAGAGTTCATGCGTGCATAGGCCTATAGGCGGGAAATCTGTGCAGGATTTTCCCGCAGGATTCCTGTGTAGGATTGCTATTCAAATTTCCAAATCTGAGATAGTAATCTGAGAATGAAAAGTAAAAAGGAAAATCAGACTGTTATCGGACAGAGGGTTTGATAGATTGGATTTGTTCTTGGAAGCTTGAATATGTTATCTTCAATTACATCGTCGTATGATTTACCTGTAATCGAAGTTGTGGTATTTGTCGGCTTTTCTACTTCGAAGTATAAGTCGTACAATGGAGTTCCTACACCTGCCGAACATTCAACCATTAATCGTCTTACCATACTCCGTATGGTTACATCAGGCTTACCTTTTCGTTTCGCAACTTCTGGCTGATTAGGAACTATAAGTAGTATTCCAATGCCGTAATCTCCGTCCCTGTCTTGAGTGCGTTCAAGACTATTTGTATCTATGTATACTTTATTATAGGAGTTCTTATAACCGTAAATAGGTTGCCAATTGGGTTCTTGGTCGGTTACGGGTGAGGCACTGGCGACAAAACACATCAATACAACGAGCATTAGGATAATGTGTTTCATCTTCTATTTATCGATTACTTGATATAACCGAGATTATTATAATGATGATATTCGTCACAGCTAAGTGGCTCAACTGAAACCATACCGTTGTACCGCAATTTGAATACCAATAAATCAGCGTCACTTAACGATAGGATATATTTTCTATACATTGCTTTTGTCATGGAAGAATGCGTATCAAAGATGATTGTCCCGACATGGACTGCACCTTCCTTTAGCATTGTTTCGATACCCGAATTGTCATCGGGGTATCTTTCTATAATCATGTAATGTTTCAAGACGGTAAGATTCTTTTTACCATTACATGGATTGATTCTTTCATTACGGGCTTCTTTATGACAATGTGAGGAAATATTAGTTTTAGCACCACCATATCTTCCTCTGTCATCCTGGCTGTATAGATCACAACGGTCTGCGGTTTCATTGTGACCATCCAGTTAGCATCCGGGATGCCGTCCCGTTCTGTAGATATTCTAAGAGAGTATCTTATTCCGTGGTTATAGAGGTATGAACCAACATCCCTATATTCTTCGGTGTATGGTTCGATAATGTTGTAATAAACACCTAGTTCAAGATCCACTTGAACATTCCTCTTACTTTATTTTTTGCATTTACAGCAGGACGGTTTCTTATAACTGTAACTCCGCCCACTGATAACATTATCGCTGACAGCTCATGCTCTTCGATAAGCACTGTGTATTTCTTTAGCAGAGCCATCGGGTGTGCTCCACTAAGTTCTTTATATCCGAACTCCTTGAGTTCGCTGGCAATATCGGCACCGAGATCGAAATCTATACCCTGTTCGCGAAGAAAGTCCTCAAGGTGCTTGTCATTCTCAGGCGAGAACGCCTGCACCAGGGTATAGTATTGTTTCATTCGTCGCCCACGTGTAACTTCAGGATATCCAGGGAGCTATCGGCGTACTTCCATTTCCAGAAATCGCCTTCCTCGCTTCCACGTAGGCGCCCTTTACGGTACACCACTTCAAGCCACCTGACTTCGTGCTCGTCGGAAGTAAGTCTAATAGGGCGCCATGCAAACCACTTATGCCAGCAGGATAATTTTTCTCTCCTAATATCTGCCCTTTCGTCGGCAGTCAGTATTCTGAACTTCACGGAGTAGTTCCGGTCGGCGGAAGCATACCATCAACTTTCACGGTAACCTTGATGGTATGACGATCATTGATTTCTTTCTCTTCTGCAAGTTCTTCTTCCGTGCGCTTGCGGCGGATCTTCAGATGTTTCATGCCCAGGCGAAAGGTAAGTGCAGCTTCCGGATCCATCTCGATTACCATTTGGCGATCGACATAACGGAGATCAGTACCTTCCTTGTGATCCACAGGGCGAACATCTTCGATGATGTTGTATTCTTCGGGCTCGAGCCGATCCAGGATACGACGGAAATTGGCTTCTTCCTTCGGCTCGAAAGTAAATGTGTATTCGGTCCAGTCGATGGTCATGTTGGTTCCTATTTGTTTTACTATTTTAGCACAGGCGCTGCAAAGCGGTCAAGTGTCTTGGTGAAGTTCATACAACCTGTAACAGGGAATGATAGCTTTAGAGACAGCTCGTCAACTGAATCCATTTTCACAGAATATAGGCTTGTACCGGGCCCAGGTCCAAAGTCATTTGACAGGTGTCTAAAGGCATATCCGTTTAGCTCCATATACCTTTCTAATGACCTGGCATCCGATTGCGACACCCTTACATAGTATTTTTGCTTCATAATGGATTTATGATTTCGTCTACTTCAATAAACGGTATAGACAGCTTCAGTATCAGAAATTCTTCCCTTGGCATCTCTGCCATGTATACTTGATAATGCTCTCCACGCCAAACATGCTGCGGTGTATATCCTAGTTCTAGGATTTTTTCTATTAGCAGTGATTCGGTGTCTTTTGTTACCAGCATGTGTACAATAGCTCTCATCGTGCTATTACTCCATCCACTGTTAACTTAAACACAAGGAAAGTTTCGTCAGTTGCTATAGCTTCATAGACATAAAGCGTTTTCCGATGCTTCTCGCCGGGATCGCTTATATTCGGAACTTCGGGCGGTAGGCTATGAATATTCATTTCATGTACCATAGCGAAGTCCCACATAGCTTCTGCACCGAGTACACCTATTGCAAATCGGTGTTTCTTCATGCCGAAAGGTCCTTAAAGACATACCTAGGATACTTTAAACGAATAGCGGTAGCATGCTCTTCGTCGACACGGAAGATGATAATGTTTTCTAACGGTTCTCCTGCTGCATCTTTCATACCACGGTGATCGGGCACTACCTTGAATACTGTAACCCCGACTTCGTTAGTCAGCCATTCTTTGGCCTTTTCGGTTAGACCGTAAATCACATTGTAGGACATAAGCTTCATTTTTGCTTATAATCCTTCTGCATGTCGAGATTGTGTCGAAGCTTGATGGTAAGTGCTGCCGCCGGCGATACAATAGCGCCAACCATTAGTTGTTTGACAAGCTCACCCTTATCGTCGAATCTATATGCTACTTCCGTAGACGGAAATATCTTCTGCTCCTTGAGCCACTCGAGCTCGGCATCTTTATCTTCCGGCTTGATATGATAGATTAGGGTGATCATGTCTTAGTATATTGCAGGTCAGCGAATATAGTAACCGGTTACTCGTACTTGTCGAGGTCTTTCCACTCGTCTAAATATTTAAGTTCTTCTTTTAAACTGTCGGTAGTTATAAGTCTGTTGAGCAAATCATCCTTTATCAGTTTCATGTATGAAGAATCGAAGCTACTTTCGTAATCGTAGTAATATTTTTTATTGTTTGAGGAACTTCCATAATTCCTATTCTTCAGAATCTTCATTTTAAGTTCTGGCTCTGGCTTAGGCTCCGGCCTTTTAACTAATTCCGTACCGAACCTAAGTTTTAGCAACATTGCAATATCTTCTGTCGTGGTAACAGAGATAACTACACTACCGACAACCGTCAGTCCATAGTGATGTGTAACATTAACCAATAGCGCATGCGAGTCCATTGAATGTACTTCGACAAGAAACTGTCCATAAGCAGCAGATAATGGGGCAAATTTGAAATCTTGTTCTATCGACGCCATACGCTATCCTTTCCGTATTTTAGTGTAAGTATTGTGAAATATTCTTCTGTTGTTTCTACTAGGTAGTAGTTGAAGTCTTGGTGCCTGCTGTGATTGATAACATCCAACTCTCTATCTTCGTCGAGTTCTGTATCGGACGGCAATATTACATTGAGCTGAATCACAGTTCCTTGACTAACCTTTCCATGTCGGGAATGCGTGTATGAGCATTCGTACTTCCGAGCAAGATAAGGATTCTTTTACCGACAGGTGAATTTAGTATCATTACCAAGCAGCCACCTGCCGGGTTAGTAAATCCAGTTTTTGATAATAGAATGTCAAGTTTAGCAGTTAGCGGGTTTGTATTGTTGATATGGACTGTATTCTTAGGTGTAGCTATATCGGCTTTAGGTTTACTCGATATACTGGAGATGACGCTATTAGCAGATGCTACCAACATGAGTTGCAATAAATCCTGTGCTGTACTTACATTGCGGCTATCTAGGCCAGTTGGTTCAGCAAAGGATGTATTATTCATACCCAGCTCTTTTGCCTTGCTGTTCATATGCTCAACGCAATTTGGAAGATTGGCACATAATATCTGTGCAGCAAAATTATCAGACCGGATTAATGCAAGCTCTAGGAGATTGTGCCTAGAAAGAGTTGATATCTTGTAAGGGATGCTGCTGTGGACTGTTCGTGTTTTTGGAATTGGAAGTTGTTCAGTTAGGTCCTGCTCTGAAGCAAGTAATCCTATCATTAGCTTACTAATGGATGCAATAGGACGAACTATATTACCGGCCTGTTCCCTTAGCACCGTACCGTCCTCGTTAGCAACAAGATAACTCTTCGCGCTAAATTCGGGTACCACAGGTTTATGGCCTCGGCCAGCAAATGCCAGAAACGAAACTGCTAAACTCAGTGCTATCAGAAGAGACTTCATTATTATAAGTTTAGCAAATATATTGACCAAAGTCAATGTTTAGAGTACGGTCGTATGAACAGGGAATCTTTGATGCAGAATTCTTCATGTGATTTGAGATTCCTTGTGCAATTTGTATCCCATGTTGCCAACACATTGGAAGAAACTATTCCAAAGAAAGTAAGTGCTTCTGGATCAAATATATACTCAACAGTCCTTTCAGTTATCAAGGTGCTGTTCGTATAGCCTGGACGATGTATTAATGTCCAAATTTTTCCTGAATAAGCGTAATTATCGAGAACCCTAAATTCGTCGATAGTGATTAGCCATTGATTCCTCAATATTACACTAACCTCTTTCACCTTTCATTTCTTATCCTGTAATTAGGCCTTGATCGGGTGCTTGCCACATAGGGCCAACCGATACTCTCCCGTAAGTTTTTACTGGTGCGGACAGTGTTGTTCCGTCGTCTAAGCGAAAGCTTAGTCTTCCTCCGCGGTCATTTGTATCTAGGTAATTATCCATTACCTGAACCATGAATGTGCCTTCGGAGTTATCAACAAGGATAAGCTGGCGCATCTGAAACACCAGGCTTGCTGGATTCTTAGGATACCAGTTTATTGATACTATACGGTTTAGATCTGTTCCTGTTAGACGGAAATAGCAGGGAACACCGTTTGTGATAACAATCCCTACTAGGCCGGAACCTTGAAATGGACTTGATGGTAATGCTTCGATGTTCGCTATAGTTGTCATCAACTATTTATCTTAATTTAAGGTGATCTCTTAGGAAGAAACGCTACCCAGGCAGTGCGAAACTCCTCGGCTCGTTTCTTGCTAAGAAAGGCAACTCTATCCATGACAAATTGCTGATATTCTTCGTCGGTGATTGTAGGTAGTTGCTTACCTGTGATAATAGTAAAGAAAGAATTGAAGCTATCGTCTGCTTCAAATATCCAACCGCTTGCCCAGTCATTCATTCTGATACATCTTTTGTGGAAGCTAAAATCAGCGGGATTCAGCCAAGTGCATTCTTGTTCTTCAAGATGATCAATGACACTGTGCGGTACATAGAACTTCATGTTCGATACTTATCTTTTAGGTCTTCTGGAATGTAGGATATACGCATACGCTCGGCCAGGAACGGATCTTGTAACTTAATGACCGATGCATACATGGAGCTAATCTTACCTGATACACGAATCCAGTTTAGCCCGCTATCGTCCTCAACATCATATTCATAATCGTCTTTGATCATTACAAAGTCGTCGCCGAGCGCGCCTAGCTTTGCCTGCAATATTCCGCCTTCTCCAAATGAGGCTAAGAACTCAACTAGAACATATTCTTTCATTTTCGCCCCTTGGCTTTGTAGCGAGTTTACAATATAATAACAGATGTGGTCAATCACTGGATGCTAAATAGTAGCACATAATGGGAACAGTATGGCAAAGGTATATATCCTAAAGAATCAATACAACGAATATGTAGTAAATCGTATTTGTAACAATACTTCTGCGGAAGTAGTAGAAGCAGAAGAACTCACAGATACCGTATTATTGGATATAGCTAAAAGCTGTGTAGGTGAATACTTTTATGTTATCAAGACATATAAAGAAATAATATTTACCGAGTTTGATTTTTCTTTTAGACCAGAAAGCAAAGACAAGGATTATGTGCATATCTGGAATAACGATATTGCATTGCGACTATTCAATACAGAGAATGTGTTGTCCGATCCCGGCAGATATTCCGATAAGGAACTTGCCGCAGGCACAGTGAGATTGAAGAGTATTCCTGTTGCAGCATTTGAGTATCCGCTCTTCGATATTATATTCCTTAGCTACGATGAAGAGTATGCTGACAGAAACTTTCAAACACTGCAAGATAGATTCCCTAGAGCAAAACGGCTGCACAATATCAAAGGCATTTATGAAGCACACAAGGCCGCAGCCGAATATGCATCATACAACAAATCAGATATGTTTTTCGTTGTTGATGCTGACGCGGTAATCCTGCCTACCTTTGATTTTACTTATCAGCCCGAGTCGCTTGATAGGCTGTCTGTACATGTGTGGCATTCTAAAAATCCTGTAAATGACTTAGAATATGGGTACGGTGGTATAAAGCTATTCCCTACCGATCTTTTACTAAAATATACAGGTTCTCCAGTTGATTTCACTACATCAGTATCCAAGAGCTTTAAGGTTATTCCCGAAGTAAGTAATATTACCCAATTCAATACAGATCCGTTCTCGGCTTGGAGAAGTGCGTTTAGGGAATGCGTGAAGTTATCTTCCAAGCTAATCCACAACCAAGATAATACCGAAACCGAACAAAGATTGCACGCTTGGTGTACACTAGGTGAAGACAGGGAGTTTGGGGATTTTGCTGTTATGGGTGCGAACGAAGGGCGCGCCTTTGGCGTTGCACATAAGGATCAACCCGATATGCTCGGGTTGATTAATGATTTTAGTTGGCTAGAAAAGAAATTTAATTCTTAGCAATAATTACCGAGTAGTTTTTCAACTTCTTCGTTAATATCCTTTTCAAGTCTATCAGTGTTGATAAAGATTTTAACATCTCTCATTTTCTTAAATGAATCTTCCATTACTGCCCAGCTTGCATTTCTGTTTACTGGGATAGGATGTGTTAATTCATTACCGCTTAGTTCAACAATATTACCATCATAATACTGAACAAGGATTTGTTCAATATACTTAGCTGGTATTTCCTTAGCTTCAATTTCCTTAACGATACGATCAAAGACTGATGGTTTCGCAATTCGACTAATAGCTTTATCTATATTGAAGCTTGTTGTTGTTTTCTTTGCCATTCTGCGCATCTCCCGACTCCTATTATTTATAAGAATATGGCAAGCTATAAACCTGCCATATTACGGGATTCACTGACTGGCCCTGGCAGCATCTCTTTTCATCTTTGCTGCTACTTTGGCATCTAATGCTGCCTCTTTCTTTTCAACTTTAGCTTCTGCTGCCTTGCGCTGATCGCGTTCACGACGCTTGGCCTTACGCTCTTCCATCTTCTGCTCAACAAGCTCTTCAGGTGTAGGAGGTCTACCTCTGCTAGGCTTTAGTTCAGGTGCTAGTGCATAGGCTTCTTCTCGTTTACTGTCTGCATCATCTTCCAGCTGATCTGCTAACGCAATCAGTGCCTTAGCTCTAGCTACAATTGCAGCAGGATCTTCCACAGGAATCTTACCCTGCATTCTTGCTGCTAATGCTTCTGCCGCTGCTAGCTTTTCCTCGGGTGTCCTAGTATCAACAGGAATCTCTTTCTGTTGTTGTTGGCTAGCAACATACTGATCAACCTTCTTGTCAATAGTTGCATTGATGAGAGCAAGCGGTACAGGCTGATTAGGAAGTGGAAGCATTGTAATGTTAGTTACAGGCTCCTTACGCAAATATCCGCGCTGATGAAGTGCTGTTAGGCAATTCAAGCCGTCGGGAAATGTCCTGCGATTCAATACTTCATAAAAATCATTAGTCTCGAATGCTTCTCTGCTATTCAAACATTGAATAACATAGTCGTGATAGCTGTCAGGCAAGCGTTCTGTTTCAACAATAAGGCAATGGCTCTCATCGTTAGGAAGCTTTCTGAATACTACAGCAACACGAACTCCGGTATTTGAAAGCTGACCGGCGTGCTTTTTTAGGCCTTCTATTGCCATAATGTCTCCTTTAGGGGCCGAAGCCCCTATCAATTAGGCAGCAGGTGTTTCTGCAGTTTCGGCTGTTGCTGGTTCATCCTTCTTTTGTACGCTTTCGACATACGCTAGGAAACTAGCAACCTTGTTGTAGGCTTCGCCGACTTGTGTAAGTTCAGCAGCCTGGAAAGCTCCACGACGCGATGCAAGATCAACGATACGAGCTAGGAGTTGGAGGTCAGCAATTGTAAGCTGAACAGGCTCAAGGCTTGTGGTTGTTTGCGCTTCAGCTTCTGGTGCTGCTGTTACAGTTTCTGCTTCAGGTGCTGTGGTCTTCTTTTGTGCTTTTGCCATTTTTGTTCTCCGTTTAATGGTGTAGGGTTAATTTTATCTACCGTTTTATTTATCGTTTGTCGTTCAATAAATTCTGATTATTGTGAACATTTCGGCAGATTTTTACCATTAAACACATAGAGAAAGGGCCCCGAAGGGCCCTTGTTTCTGGATTTGGCTTCTTAGCCGTGTCCTGTTGGCTGCGGTGACACCCTTACCAGGTGCTCTGGCCAATCGATGTAGAACTTCCATTCCTCATCACGGATGTGAATCGGGAGAGTCTTTCTCTTAGCCAAGATTTCGTAGTAAGAAGGTCTGTGCGGCTTCTTTTTCGGCACAATTGTCTCATCTGCGCCCTTGTCGCTGTTGCATGCTTTACACGACGTACACACATTGAGCCAGTTGGTTTTGCCGCCTAAAGAGCGCGGAACAACGTGGTCCAATGTAAGATCTGTGTGCTTGACTTTGCCCTTTGCGTCTTTGCAGCGACCGGTAATTTGAAGCTGGCAAGTGAAATCATCGCGCAGGTATACATTCGCCCGGCTGTATTTCAGATGCTTGTTCCACTTTACCTGCTCGGTCATGATGACAATGGAGGGGACCTTCATTTCCAAATGCTGCGACCTTACGGTCCAGTTATCGTACTCTTTCAGGACCCTGACCTTACCAAGGAACATTAGACGCATGGCTACTGTCCACGATACCACAGAGAGTGGTACATGGGAAAGAGGCG